TCAAAGGTGACTATGATTACTGAAACCCTCTACCCCGAACTTAAGGAACCCACTATGTCATTCGCTGAAATCGTCGCCCTGCTAATGTCACTTACTGATGACCAGTTGGAGATGATGGACGATGACAAGTTTGCCTCTGCCCTTATCACTCTGCACCACTGATGAAAACTATTAAAATCTTCGGCATCATTCACTACTACGTCTCCGACAAAACTTACCTGAAATGAACTTTGACCGCGATTCTCTGATTGCTGATTATGCTCAGCAGATCCTAGATTCAATGGACCTGAAATGTTTGGAAATCTGAGCTCCTATTCTGATGAGGAACTGATTGCTGAGGTTACAGAATACAATCCTGATTTGCTAGAGGATGTGACGGTCTGACAAGTGGCACAAGGGGGGCAGCGGATGCCCCTCCCACCCCCTATAATTAATTCATACCACGCAACCCAAGCAAATGCAAATCTCTAAAGTTTATGCCGTGATTGGTGGTTGGGATTATGAAGGCGAAAACTTTGATTCTATGCGTCTGTTTGACTGCTACTCCACTGCTGAAAAGTATCAGAATCAACTGACGAATGATGAAGGATATGATTATGCTCTGCTGAAGATTCGGGAGGTGATTCAAGAATCCCTTTTCAGCGAGCAAGTTGAAAAGAATTTGGAGGCACTTTGCCAGCGGATGGGTTGCTGAGTGCCACTTGGGGAACTGGCACAAGGTTCCCCCAGAACGGCACTTCCACCCCTTATAATTGATTCATACCAAACGAAACGCAAATGGCAACCGCAACCTACCAGACTTGCCTCACCGATGCAACCTACAACGGTTGGACAAATTATGAAACCTGGAACGTAGTCCTCTGGATTGAGAATGACGAATCCATCCAAGAATACATTCAACAAAATGATGTTTGCTGCTATGAAGAACTGCTGGAATTGTTCTATGAATTCGGCAGCAAAGAAACCCCTGACGGTGTGAAGTGGAACGACTCTAAAGTTAACCGCGCCGAAATCAACGGAGACGTTTTCGACTTCTAAAGTGTGGGTCCTGAGCATGACCTAAAACTGCTCAATCATTTCTAACATTTTTCATTCTACATTATGTCCCGCGATGTCATTCTCTCACTCCTTCGCCAAGGTTCCAATGGTGAGCAAATTCTCCAAATTCTTGATTCAATTGCTAATGGGGTTTCTGACAGTGGCGGTTCTGATTCCGCTGCTGCTCCTACTCTGAGTGAAATTCAATTCTAATAGCTAACCCCTGTGCCAGTCAAACCACTGGCACAGGGTTTCCGCTTGGGGGGTCCGGAGACCCTATACTAAGGGAACCAAAGCAAACGAACCAAATGACCCGCCTTGACGTGATCTGCCCCGCCGCCCCCTGGGAGAACACTACCACCGACGCCGACCGTGCCTGGGACCTCTGTCTGGATTTGTCTGAGGAGTACGGTTACGCTCAGGTCCGCCAGAATGGGGTGATCATCGGAGACTACACTGACGGGCGCTGACCCCCCCGACGTGCTACAATTAACCCAGTTCAACCAACCGCCTCCGATGCGCCTCTCCCCTGCCACCCGCCTCAAGGACCGCCAGACCGTGTGGGTCTCCTACCGTAACGACGGCAGCGCCTGGAATGAGAATCCCGCTATGGTTTACCCCGTGGGCATCCCTGCCACCGTATGGGCGGCACAGTTCGCTGAGGTTCATTCTGACGAAGTGCGGGGGTGACCCTTCCCCGTTCGTGCCTTACGCCAAACAATTCTCTACACTCTCAAATGAACTTCACCACCGCGACTAAACTGGAACTGGCAATCGCTGAGGCACAGGGTCTGATTAAGGTTACCCGCCTGCCTATTCGCCGCGCCCGCAAATCTGAATTGGTAATGTCACGGGTTGGCGGTGGTTCTTCACGTTGGCATAATTCAACCGGTGCTAATTCTGCACTCAAGGCAGGGCAACTTCGTCCTGATGAGATTGCACTTAAGGCGGCACTTCGCTGATAGTGAGTGTGGGGGGCAGTAGGTTACGCTTACTGCCCTTGTGCCTTCGTTCGTGATTTGGCAGTTAATTGTGGGGGGTTTGTTATGTCGGCGCGGGGCGCGGTTATAAAAACGCATAACTACCCTAACCTACAAAGTGTTACGGAAGCGATGTAAATATAACGCTCATTATAAAAATTTTTTTCGCTATATAAAAAGAAAATAAAGTCGATTTAAAAATACCGCACATGAGAAAAAAATCCGGGGAAAATATTGAGCTCGTACAGGTTGATCCAATTACTGGGGAATATTACATTACGATTCCCGAATGGATGATGAATGAACTTTCCTGGTATGAAGATACTGAGATTGAAATTAATCTTGAGGGAAGAGACATTGTATTATCCGAGCACGAAAATGAATAATAGAGTCTACCACATTTACGTAAAGAATAGATGTTTATATCATAGTCTTCCAGAAGAAAAATTTACCGAAATCTGGAAGATCGTAAATGATTTTGCAGAAATTTTAGAAGTTGTGGATGAGAAAGACATTGAATATGTTGAACTCTCAGAAGAAGAAAAATATCACAATCGCTCGTATTGACAATCACTATATAATACTGTATGATACTGAAGTAATTAATTTCTATTATGGCTAAAGGATTTACTGTTAAAGCAAAAACTCCGCCTAAGCAATCGGAAGAGGAATGGGATTATGATCTTGCCCGTGAAATGATTCGAGGCAAATCAATCGTATTCTGTCTCCCAGGAAGAGGAGTTTCATATACCTATCTTAAGAGTTTTGTTCAGTTGTGTTTTGATCTTGTACAGAACGGTGCAAGTATTCAAATTTCACAAGACTATTCATCGATGGTTAACTTTGCACGTTGTAAGTGTCTTGGTGCAAATGTTCTACGTGGCCCGGACCAAATTCCCTGGGACGGCAAACTTAAGTATGATTGGCAACTTTGGATCGATTCTGATATCGTTTTCAACACTGAGAAGTTCTATCAACTCGTTCTAATTGATCAGGACATTTCTGCAGGTTGGTATGCCACAGAAGATGGTCACACCACTTCAGTTGCACACTGGTTAGAAGAAGATGATTTCCGTAACAATGGTGGTGTAATGAATCACGAAACCGTTGATTCTATCACCAAGCGTCGTAAGCCATTCACCGTTGATTATACCGGTTTTGGATGGCTTCTGATTAAGAACGGTGTCTTTGAGCATCCCGAAATGAAGTATCCTTGGTTTGCTCCTAAGATGCAAGTCTTTGAATCTGGTGAGGTTCAAGATATGTGTGGAGAAGATGTGAGCTTCTGTTTGGATGCAAAGGAAGCAGGATTTGAAATTTGGTGCGATCCACGTATCAGAGTTGGTCACGAGAAAACAAGAATTATTTGATGACTAACAGACCAAGCACGGAAACATACAACGTCCTGTGTAAAGGTAGAAAGATTTATTCCAACCTTTCACAGGAGGAATACTTTGATGTCATTGAGGACCTGGCACAACAATATTATGAGTCAGGTTCTCCAAACCCTTCTGAAATTGAAACTGAGATTATTGGAGATTAATTTAT